CTGGATCGCTGCCATAATCATCGCTGTGTTGGTAGATGAAATCCACTGATTCCACAGCCAACGCTTGGCTTGTCCCTACATTGACATATGCTCCTACATCTATTGTTCCTTGTACTCTTCCACCGGAAGCAGTTGCTGCCGGTAGCGTAATTGTTTCAGTCAGGTAAAAACTACCTGTTTTTGCTGATGCCATAGTTTACTTTTGATACTACTAGGTACTTATACTATTTTCTTCACACATCTTGAACATCTACGCCGTTCTAGCGTGGAATTGGGGCGCAGCCACACATCCACACCTCTTGACCTAATTTTAACCGTTATTTATTTAATAAACTTCAACTTGGGGTAGATTGATGAAGACAGTAATCAGCGCAAATATCCCAATCGGACTCGCAATTCGATTGAAAGATAAAACAAAAGGAACCCGTTCAAGAGTCATTTCTAGAGCATTAGAGGCATATTTAGATGAGAAGGATGCTTTTGATATGTGGGAAATGTCAATAATCGATATTCTCAATCATGTTAGAATTAGATCGGAATTATCGAATACTCAAAGAGAACTTATTTTCCAAATCAAAGAGGAGTTGAAAAAATGAAATACAAAGGGGACAAATATCTCAAAGCCTACAAACATTATCGTGACAAATTAGATGATCGTGTTCACACAAATGCAGTTAGAATAGCAGAATTAGAAAGAAATCTTGAATGGTTAGTAGGAAAAATGCTAGCAGAATTAGAGGAGTTGAAGAAATGAAAAAACACTTTCTTGATTTGTTTAGTGGACTTGGTGGTGCATCCGAAGCATTTGTTCAAGACTTGGATAATTGGGCTGTACTTAGGATTGATAATAATCCTCTACTTGGTGCAGTTCCATTAACTATCATTGATGATGTAAAGTCATTAAATCCTAAATATGACTTTAGACACAAGATAGAATGCGTGTGGGCATCTCCACCCTGCAGGGAATTTAGTACCGCTTACAATGCGCCACGTTCTATTGCTGGACGTGGCGGAATTCCATATGAACCTGATATGAGTTTACTTCATGCAGCAATAGATATCATCGAAACTGTCAAACCAAAATATTGGGTCATCGAAAATGTAGTTGGTTCGATTCGATATTTTGCTGAAGAGCTAGGCGAACCAAGACAAATTATCGGCCCCTATGTTTTGTGGGGAAACTTTCCAACTTTTATTGTTGATAAAAATAAAATTGCAACAAAAAAATCTAAAGACACGCATTCTGCGAATCCTTTACGATCTAATTACAAAGCCAAAGTGGATTTTGAATTGTCTAGGGCATTAAAGGAAGCAATTGAAAATCAGAAATCTATATTTGAATATTAAGGCCCATAATTGAAATCTTGGAATGGATATTCAGGAACAGATACTTCTCTGTCTTGGTATGGATTTAACCAATCAGACATATCCATTTTCAAATCTTCTTGATATCTTTCAGGTTCTTCTTGATCTCTAGAATCAGTTCCCATTAATGGAGGTGTTTCTATTTTAGTAGTTACAACAAATTGTCGCGCTCTTAGAAGAGTCCTAACCAAACCTGCTCTAATAGCATCGATTTGAATTGTTATCATTCTATCAACCCTGAGTTGATAATTCATATGAGCGTTTTAGTCTCATAATGTAAGGTAGGTCTTCTTCCTTTACAATATCAGCCGCTAATACAAACCTAGTTGCAGGCAATATTAATGTCGAAGCATCTTGGGCACTCCTACATAGTACAACTCGGTAAACCCATAGTTTCTGGACAGCGGTAGGTTCTGCCGATCCAAAACTCCCTTGAGTTACAGGTAGCATTAGGTCTGCAAATGTAATTGATGAATCTACAGCTAGGAATCTAGTATTACAGAATAGTATCTGTGACCAATCTTCTGTAGAGCCTGGCGAGGATGGATAATCTCCGCCAATTGAATAGTTAATGAAATCAGTAACATTCAATCTTTCTTGGCTAACTACATCAAAAACATCTAATCCTTCTACTTGAGTAGCAAAATAAGGCATACCATCTTGTAGAGATATTAACTTCGGAATTAATGTTAGATCGTCTAACTCATATGCAGACAAATCAAAATAAGTTTCTGCATAAACTCCGTTAGTATTTACAGGCTGCCACATCTTATCTCCAGTCCAAGTACCAGTTAATCTATTACCAATGTAATTCGAAATTGGCATATCGAATATACGATTACCTGTTACCGCCCTGGCGCTCTTTTTTTCTGCCATTACTTCATCTCCTTCTTAGTTGCTGCATGTGCTGCTTTCTGAGTACGCTTGAAACCATCCTTTTTCCAACCGCCATCTTTCTTTTTGTTACCTTTGGCTAATCTTTTGAAATTTTTTCCGTAAGCGATTGAGTATTTGGATTTCTTTCTGGGCTTCTTTCTTGGCTTGATTGGAGTTCCAAGCACGGCTGACTTTCCAATGTTAACTCCAGCCGTAATTGAGCCTTTAACTGCTTTTTTGCCTGCCTTCTTAGCCTCAGCCTTTGCAGTAGAGGCAACGCCAGCCATAAACGCTGCAAGAATAACTTCAGCAAGTGTATCATCAGCCACACAAGCCACCTCAGTTATCTGAGGCTGTAGACTGAATTGCAATTGCCATCCAATCCTTAGACGATAGTTTGACGATTCTGCAACGGATTCTTACTGTAACATAGTTAACTTGACCTGCATTTGTAGCAGCACCATCCGGCCCAGCTACCAAATACATTGAATCGTTAACTACCATGAATGACTCACTTAGTGAAGCACTACCATGGTTGTCGGGGTAAAGATCTGTAACATGGGATGCAATGTTGTTTGCATCATCTATGGCTAGAGCACCGCTACCAATCAGAGACTGATCGTCTGCTCTAACAAATGCAGTTCCGGGGTTTAGATCTGTCAGTTGAACAGTAATTGTACCGTTTCCTTGTAGCATATTTGCTGGATCGCTGCCATAATCATCGCTGTGTTGGTAGATGAAATCCACTGATTCCACAGCCAACGCTTGGCTTGTCCCTACATTGACATATGCTCCTACATCTATTGTTCCTTGTACTCTTCCACCGGA